TAATTATGAAATTAACAGCAGAACAAATTTTAGAGAATTGGGAAGAATTTCTAGGTAATATTGAAACATATATTACTGGAGATAGAAAAGACCAATTACTAGAATTTTATGAAAAATACGCTGAGCGCATTATGATGATGCCTGCGGCTCATAAAAAAGAATACCATAATGCATTCCCAGGTGGTTACGTAGAACATGTTAACCGAGTAGTTCAAGGAGCACTTAAATTACATTCAGTATGGGAAGAAATGGGAGTAGACGCTTCTACTTACTCTGTTGAAGAATTAGTATTCTCAGCTATCAATCATGATTTAGGAAAAATGGGTGATGAGAATAATGAAGCTTATATTCCTCAAGATGATAATTGGAGAAGAGAGAAACTAGGTGAAGATTATAAATTCAATGATCGTCTAGAATTTATGTCTGTTCCAGACAGAGGAATCCATATGTTAACATCAAATGGCATTATGATGACTCGTAACGAGTGGTTAGCTATTAAACTACATGATGGTTTATATGACGATGCTAATAAATCATATTTGATGTCTTGGTCACCAGAAACTAAACCTCGTACTTCTCTAATTCATATCATTCATCAAGCTGACTTAATGGCTGCTAGAATTGAATTTGAAAGAGAATGGAACCCTAAATTTAGAGGAGAAAGAAAATCAACTCCTACTCCTTCTACTAAACAACCAATTAAAACTAAAGCATTAAGTAATGTTAAATCTCAGGGCTTAATGGATATGTTAGATAATTTATGATAACATTAGTAATTATATTAATAATAATGGTCGCTATCTTAGGATACGCGACCTTTAATCTTCTTAGAAAACTTGAAAAACAAGAAGACATCTTAACCAGTTATATGGTTTACTTAAACAAACTATCAGACATAATTGAATTCTCAGATAAAAAACTTAAAGAAGTAGATTCTAGAGGTAGTTTTGAATCAGATGATGAAGTAGGTTTTTTCTTTCAGTCTGTTAAACAAATTCAAGAAACTTTAAATAGTTTCAAAGTTAAAAATTTATGAACGAAGAAATAGCAGTTAAAAAACCTAAGAAAAAAGGAGTACAATATTTTACTCAAGACACTGAAGATGCAATTGTGTTATATAATAATACAACAGATTTTGAAGTAAGAAGTAGAATATATAGAGACCGTATCCATTATGCTTTTTTTAAATTAACAGAAAACATAATTCATACTTTTAAATTTTATTATACTGAGGTAGATAACATTGAAGATCTACAACATGAGGTAATAGAGTTTTTACTTCAAAAAATACATCGTTTCGATCCTAGTAAGGGAGCAAAGGCATATTCATATTTTGGAACAATAGCTAAACGTTACTTAATCAATTCTAATAATAAAAATTATAAAAAACGAGTAGATAAAGCTCCTATTGATATTTTAGAATCTGATGAAAAACATAGCTATGTTATCGATGATATTCCTAGTAATACTAAACTAGAAATATTCATGGATAAGTATGTAGAGTATTGCATTAAAAATATTTACACTTTATTTCCTAAAGAAAATGATGCTAAAGTAGCAGATGCAGTTTTAGAATTATTTCGTAAAAGAGACAATATAGACGTCTTCAATAAGAAGGCACTGTATATATACATTAGAGAGATTATCGATGTTAAAACCCCTAAAATCACTAAAATATCAGATAAATTATATGATGTATTTAAAGAGCATTATTTATTTTATCTAGAATATGGATACATAAATTTTTAATGTTCATATTTATAATAAATGACTACACATGAGTGCTTTAGAAAATAACATATTTGGTGGCAAGAAATTCTCAGATTTACTAGAGGAAATTTATAATAACCAAAAGAAAAAAGATAAACAAATATCAGCTTTAATATCTGAATTAAAACCCCTTGTACAAGAGATAGGTGACGCTACACTAATTGTTCCTTTAATTAAAGAATACTTAGAAATAGGTGTCAAGAATGATGAACAATTAATTAAAATGGCTACTATTGTACAACGTATAATGAGTAACAATAGTAATTCTGCTGATGGTGGATTTGGAATTTCAGAAGAAGAAAAAGCTCAATTACTAGCAGAACTAGATAAGTTTAAAGAGGAGGATAAGTAATGGCTCAAATGCTTGGCCCATCAGGATTTTTATCTAATTCTTCTAAAAAAGAGAATGGATCATCTTCTACTGCGGGAGAATCATCTAGCACAATATCAGCTAGAGTTAAAGATATAATATTAGATAATTCCCATCCTAGATTTACTGAATTTGGGGAGTGGAATAGTATTGGTGTTATATTTTTTGAAATAGTAGCAAACCCAGAATTCGCTACTCCTATAACTGATGCTAATGCTTACCCATTATTTCCTAATATTAAACATTATCCATTAAAAGAAGAAATAGTTACTTTAACAAGAGCATCAGATGTTAATAGTGAAGGAAGTACTACCTCAATATCATGGTATTATTTTCCTCCTGTGAATATATGGAATAGTCCAATACATAATGCTTTACCTTTAATTATAAATCCAAATAGTAGAACAGATGATTATCAAAAAGCAGATGCTGGATTTGTAAGACAGATTAGTGATTCTTCTACAAATATAAATTTAGGTCAAACATTTAATGAGAATAATACTATAAATAATTATCCTTTATTACCTTATGAAGGTGATATAATTTATGAAGGACGATTTAGTAATTCTATAAGATTAGGTTCAACTGTTAATAATGCTAAAATACCTAATCCATGGTCTGCAGCTGGAGAAAATGGCTCACCTATTTTTATACTTAGAAATGGACAATCAAGTAATCAACTTAATGTTGAAGATAATAGTAATTCTTGGGTACCAACATTAGAAGATATAAATAATGATAAATCATCTATTTACCTAACTTCTACCCAACAAATTCCATTACTACCAGCTAGTAGTAGAGAAGATTCATATAGGAAAAGTACACCACCTGAGGCAGTTAGAACATACTCTGGAGAACAAATTATTTTAAACTCAGGACGTTTAGTATTTAACGCTAAAAATGATTCTATAATTTTAGGAGCGGTTAAATCTATTCATTTAACAAGTAACACATCAGTTAATGTAGATGGAGCGACTCAAATAGCATTAGTAGCTCCAAAAGTATATTTAGGTTCTACTACAGGAGCAGAAGATATTCAACTTCAATCTCTTGTTTTAGGTGAAAATTTAAATGTTTTATTAGGAGAAATAGCTTCATTTTTAGGAACACTTAATATAGCATTTCAAACAGCTACAGATGCTACTGGAGCCCCAATAGCTTCTTTATCAGCTATAGCTTGTGACGCTGAAACATTAAATAAATCTATTTTAAATATAGTTAATGGTAAAAATTTACTTTCTAAACAAGTAAAAACAATATAATATGGCTCAAAGATTTACAGGGACAATATATACAAATAATGGTAAAAAATTAGATGGAGCTAGAGTAGTTCTTAAATCAGGATCTTTTTCTCAAAAAACTACAACAGATATAAATGGGACATTTAATATTTTAACCCCAAATGATATAAATCCATCAGGATCTACTATAACTGTATCTAAAGAAAATTACATATTATATAGTATATCTAATCCTCAACCTACAGGTGCATATTTTCCTCCAAGAACACTTATTAATCCAGTATATGGTGGATTAATAGATCTTAAAAATAGTTTTGATGCTGGAAAATATTTAATCTCATCATTAAATCCTAAAGATCAAGAAAGATTATACTGGGAATTATTTAATGTTCAAGAATTTGTAAAAAATAACCAAGGACCTATACTTGATGCCACAGGTACTCCTAGAACAAGTAATTATGAAATAGTAATTGTAGCGTCTGAATCTCAAGTTCCTAACTATGATAGAGAAGAATTTTTAGAAAATGGAGATATAAATCCTAATTGGGCTGGACCCCCTAACACAAATACTTTTAAAACACCTGAACTAATTGCTAAAACATTATCTGAAAAAAGATCTAATTCTTTAAAAACATATATAAATAATTTTTTTAAAGAAAATGGATTAACACCTCCAAATATTGTATCTGATATAAGAGTAGGTGAGATTAAGTATACACAAGGTGATGATATAAAGAATTTCATCCCAGACCAATATGTTAGATTAGAGGCTAGACTTATCACAGCAACATGTGAGTATACAGAAACAAGTGAAAATCTTAAAAGTGTAGATTTAACATTAATCAAACCTCCAAATTCTACTACAATTACTATAAACGCTAAAGAGTTCCCAGATAGATTTGGTATTAATAAAAAACTTAATAATTATTATACTATAAATTCTAGTGTATCATTTATAGATGCTTGGGGATTTATAGTTTATCTTAAATTACTTTTATTTGATCAATATATATTAAAAAATGATAATGACTTGATAAAAACAAAAGTAGACATAAAAAAAGTACAAGAAATTTTTAATAGACTTTCTATAGAAGATGGCGCAGATATTAAAGGCCAATTATTAGGATTTATTTATATTTGGGAAGCAAGAGCAAAAGGAAAAACTAAAGCAGATGAAAACCAAAAAATTTTAGAAAATGATACTACTGAAGAGATTTTAAATTACTTATTCTTTGATTTAGAAAATTTTGATACAAATAATATGTATATTATTCTAATTAAAAGAGAAAATACTGTCATAAAATTAGACAATATTGGAAATAATGAATCTTTTATTTTAAATGCCTCAGCAGGAAATATAGTGGAACAATCTGTTTTTGAATTTAAAATATGTAACAACTAAACATAATGGCAGATATAATAAATCCTAATAATAATTTAACCTTTCAAATATCTAGAATAACTCTACCTGAGGCTCCAGATGTTACAAATATTGCTACTTCCCAAGTTAATCAAACTCTTAATAACCAAAAGTTAGATATAATAAAAAAAACATTATCTTCTACTTTACCAATTGAAGCTAAATTAACTAATATTTTTAATAATAAAAAAGAAGAAGTACAGTCTAGGTTAATACCTTTTATTATAAAACAATTAACACCTTTTGGTTCAACAGCGGTTCAATTTATTGTTAGTAATCCTGAATTACTTAAACCAGGAGCAGACCCTCAAGTAACTGAACCTATAATAAAAGAACTTAAAGAGTATGTAGTATGTCCAAGTCAAACAACTATATCTTCTTTAATTAATAAAAGAAATAGTACTGCTACTCAGATTAATAACATGTACCAAACTGTAAAAACTATTAATAAAACTTCAGATAGTACTAATAGTATTATAACAGCAGTACAAACTGGAATAAATGTTATTAAAGCAATCCCATATCCTGCTACAGGTATCCCAATTTTAGGATTACCCCCAGTAACAACAGGTGCTACAGAAACTATTGGAGCGGCTGTGGATTTACTACAAACAAGATTAAATACAGGAAAAGTAGTTATAAATGAATTAAATATAACAGCAGCTTCTTTTGGTTCATTATTAGGTTCATCATTAAATTTATTAAATATTTTAGATGTATTAATACAACAATGCGCCCAAGATCAAGATATACCATTCACTGAAATAAACAATGAGATTAATTTACTTAATAATCAATCTCAATTAATAGCTCAAACTCAAAATAATTTAACATATAAAGGCTTTAAATTAGAATTACAATTGGATGAAGTTAATCAAAGTAAATATCCAAGAAGATATGCTCAAGCTTTAAGTAAACAAGGAGTTCCTGTATTAAAAACAGATTCTTCATTTGCTTCAAACCCACAAGTACTAATAGATCAACTAAAATTCATAATTGATTCAAATCCTAATTTAACAGCTGAATAATCAAATATTTATTAATATGAAATCAGATATTCTAAAAAAATTAATTAAAGAAGCAGTACGTGAAGTATTTCAAGAAGAAATGAAAGAAATACTCTTAGAAGCAGTTCGTTCTCCTAAAACAATTGTCTCTGAAAACATTCAACATACTAAAACACCAATTCCCGTTGATGTTAAACGTAACCTAAGAAATATGATAGGTGGAGACTTTGAAACAACAATAACTGCTAATTCTTCTCACGCTCAACCTTCTTACACTCCACCTCCAGTTAATACTATGGGTGATGGCTCTTCTTTACCTTCAGGTGAAGTAAATTTAGATCAAATAATGAATTTAATGAATAAATAATGGCAATAAGAATACCCAACCAACATCCTTTAGATATAAACCAACGTGTAGCTGTTGGTGTGGCTATTCCATTTTCTAGTCCTTCAGTATTTACTCAAACATTTACTACATTAGATCAAATAAAATCAAATATAATAAATTATATTTTAACTAACACTGGAGAACGAGTATTAAATCCAACATTTGGAGCTAATTTAAGAGCACAATTATTTGAACAAGTAACCCCAAATACTTTAAGTGCCTTAGAAATGAAACTAACTAATGATATTAAAAAATACTTTCCATCAGTTAGAATTGATCAATTGACACTTTCTCCAATATATGAACAGAATGCTATACATTTAGTTATGGTTTATTCTGTTTTAAACAACGCAACTGAGACTATACAAATTACTTTATAATGGCAACTGAAAATAGAGACATAAAATATATAAATAAAGATTTTGGTGAGCTAAGATCCGCTCTTATAGAATTCACTAAAACATACTTCCCAACTACTTATAATGATTTCACCCCAGCATCACCAGGCATGATGTTTATGGAAATGTCAGCGTATGTGGGAGATGTAATGTCTTTTTATCTTGATAATCAAATTCAAGAGAACTTTATTCAATTTACTCGCCAACAAAATAATTTATATACCTTAGCGTATATGTTAGGTTATAGACCTAAAGTTACAGGGGCGTCTACAGTAGATATAGATTTTTATCAACAAGTACCCTCTCTATTAGTTGGTTCAACATATTCTCCTGATTATAGTTATGCTTTACAAATAACTGAAAATACAAGTGTAACAGCAAACACAGTAGGTTCTTCTAATTTCTTAGTACAAGATCCTATTGATTTTGCTTTCTCTAGTTCAGCAGATCCAACCCAAGTAACTATATATAGTATAAATGGAGATACACCTGAATTTTATTTATTAAAAAAAACTCGTAAAGCAATATCAGCTAATATCCAGAGTAGACAATTTACTTTTGGAGCCCCAGAACGTTTTCAAACTATTGAAATAAATGATTCTAATATTATTCAAGTATTAGATATAACAGATAGTGATGGGAATATTTGGTATGAAGTTCCTTATCTAGCCCAAGAAATGATATATGATACTATTAAAAATAGTAACCCAAATGATCCTAACACTTATACAGATCAAGGACAAGTTCCATATCTACTACAATTAAGAAAAGTACCTCGTAGATTTGTATCTAGATTTACTACACCTACAACTTTACAATTACAATTTGGAGCAGGTACTAATACTCAAAATAATGATGAAGAAATTTTACCTAATACAGATAATGTAGGTTTAGGTTTACCTTATAAAAGATCATTATTAACAACAGCAGTTGCCCCTGCTAACTTTTTATATACAGACACATATGGTATCTCACCTTCAAATACCACACTAACTGTAAGATATTTGACTGGAGGAGGAGTTCAATCAAATGTTTCTGCTAATTCATTAACAGGAATAGCTACTACTCAAAATATTAAATTCCAAAATTCTAACTTAGATCCAGTATTAGCTCAAACAGTATTTAACTCAGTTGCCGTTAATAACTTAATAGCAGCATCAGGAGGTCAAGATGGAGATACAAATGATGAAATAAGATTTAATGCTTTATCAACATTTGCGACTCAGCAAAGAAGTGTAACACAGGATGACTATTTAGTTAGAGCTTTAAGTTTACCTCCAGAATATGGAACAATAGCTAAAGCATATATTGAACCAGAAAAAATAGCTAACATACTGCCAGGTCAAACGCCTTCAGTATTAGATTTATATGTCTTGGCGTTTGATAATAATAAGAAGCTTAAAACCGCTTCAAACGCGCTTAAAACAAACTTAAGTACATACTTATCACAATATAGAGTTATAAATGATTCAATTAAAATAAAAAATGCATTTGTAATTAATATTGGAGTAGAATTTGATTTAATTGTACTTCCTAATTATAATAACAATGAAGTGATATTTAGATGTATTACTTCTTTAAAAGATTATTTTGCTATTAATAAATGGCAAATAAATGAACCTATCATGCTAAGAGATTTATATATTCTTTTAGATAAAGTTGATGGTGTTCAAACTGTGAAAGGAGTAAACATTGTTAATAAAGTAGGAACAAATTTAGGTTACTCTCAATATGCATATGACTTATCAGGAGCAACACAAAATGGAGTAGTATATCCTTCATTAGACCCAATGATATTTGAAGTAAAATATCCTGATACAGATATAGTAGGTCGTGTAGTACCTTTATAATTTTTATATTTATAATAAAAAATGGCAGTTTATAAAATATTCCCAACTAAAGATGCTTCTATATACTCATTATATCCTAGTAGAAATACAGGATTAGATGAGATATTAGAAGCCTCTACTGTAGTTAATAGTTTATCTTCATCTCCTCAAGCTAGTAGATTTTTAGTTCAATTCTCAGATACAGAAATAGATGATATCATTGATAATAAAATTAGTGGTTCTGCTTGGCAGGCTAATTTTAGAGGATTTGTTGCTAATTTAGAAGGATTAAATATAACTACTACTTTAGCATTTTACCCTGTATCTGCCCCTTGGGATATGGGTACAGGAAAATATTTATACTCACCTGAATATACTAATGGAGTTAGTTGGACATACCGTGCTTATTCAGGTAGTACATCTTGGACTACTAGTGGATTTGGATCTTATATTACTGCTTCATATGGAACAGAATTAGGTGGAGGAACTTGGTATACAGGCTCAGCTAACGCTACAGTTTTACCTATATTTTCAACTCAATCATTTGCTTATACAGACAGTGGAGATATAGATGTGAATGTGACTAACATGGTTAAAGCATGGTATAGTGGCACCATAGATAATAATGGATTTATAGCTAAACAAGTTACTGAGTTTATTGATAGTGAAGACTATCAAATTGAGATGAAATTTTTCTCAAATGATACTCACACTATTTATCCTCCGCAATTAGAATTTAGATGGAGAGATTATATTTTTAACACAGGTTCTTCTACAAATACTATTTTAAATACTCAAACAGCTACAATAGCTATATCTGAAAACCCCGGTACTTTTTATTTAGATAGTGTAAACAAATTTAGAGTAAATAGTAGACCTACATACCCAGCAAGAGTATTTCAAACTTCATCTCTATATACTATTAATTATTATCTACCTACAGCTTCATATTATGCTGTAAAAGACTTAGATACTAATGAATTTGTTATAGATTTTGATAATCAATACACTCAATTAAGTGCTGATGGAACTAGTAGTTATTTTACACTTTATATGAATGGTTTAGAACCTGAAAGATATTATAAGATTTTAATTAAAACTATAATAGATGGTTCAACAATAATTTTTGATAATGATTATTATTTTAAAATAGTAAATGGCTAATTATCCTTTAAATAAAATAGTTTTTGATAAAGACGCTTACGAGAAAACAATTGATACTTCTTTCTCACAAGTACAACCTCCCGCACCACCAATTGAAGATACAATGAGTGTTGAGGAGTTTTTTAGTCTTTATAATACTATATTTTATGACATTCCTGTAGAAGGAGATATAAACTCACATGCTTATATTGTAAAAACAAGTGGAGAATATGTTGGTGGAACAACTATTAATGATGATGTTCAATTATTATTAGATGAAATAACAGGATTAAGACAAAATTTATTAGACGCTAATCAAACAATATTGAGTTTACAAACTACAATACCTATCTCATCATCTATGACTACAGTATAATATGGCAGTTACAATAACAAATATAAACCCAGCAACATTAGAGATTCAAAATTATTCTAATCAAGATATTAATCTAATTCCTTTAGAAGAAATATCTTCACAATTTAATCCTTCTGATAACTATGTTGAATATACTATTATATCAGCAAATGGTTCTTATCAAGTAACAGAACAAAACTTTTTTGATTATAAAATAATTAATAATTATTCACCTGTTAATACTTCTTTAGTATACAATATAGATATAAATCCAGAAGATAATTTAATATCAAGAGGATTTACTAATGGTGAATATAATGTTATTTATAATTTTTTAAATAATGAATTAAACTCTAATTCAGATAACAGAGCATTTTATATCAAAGAGATATCACCTGATAGAACTGAGATTAAAATTGCCTCTAATATATTATCAAATTCAGAACTAGAAGCATCTTATAATGCTTTTAAATCTAAATTAGATGACACATCATATTTTCAAGATTTTTATTTAAATTTTGGGAGTAACAGTTTAATCATAGCTAATAATGTCTTAATTGATAATACTAAAGCCCAATATGAAATTTTAATTAATTTATATGAGGCATTACCAAATCAATTTAGAACAAAAGATACTTTATGGATTGTCACTCAAGTAGCTGATCCTTTAGCATTTAATGTACAATTTTCTCCTGAGGTAATAGTACCACTAATTGTTAATCCTACAATTAAAGGTCCTAACTTTGATTTACCTTTAAAAGATAGAATCAATAATTCATCAAATTATATAAATTATGAAGAATTATTAACTACAGGATTAGCTTCTTCTCAACAACAGATATTATCTTACTTACAAGATAAAAGTATTAGTATAGGAGTAGATTATTCTGATTTCGCAGATTTTATTCATTTCTCATCTGCCCAAAGTAGAGTTGAGAATTTCTATTATAAAATCCAATTAATAGAGCAATATAATGCTGATATTACTACTTTACAACTTACAACTTCATCATCAGTATCTGAGAGTGTAGCTGTATTACAAAGTAAAATAGATAACATAACTACTAATTTTGATGGGTATGAATATTGGTTATACTATGAATCTGGCTCAACAACATATCCTAAAGGAACAAGTACACCCCCTTATGATCTATTATATAGTGGAGATACTACAGTAGTTACTTGGTATAATGATTTAATAGACAGCGCCTCATTATTTGATCAAAATAATCAAGATTATTTAGTTAATACTATTCCTGATTATTTAAGAGATGATTCTCAAAACCAACCATATATTACTTTTATTAATATGATTGGTCAACATTATGATAATATTTGGCTTTATTATAAAGATGTAACAAATAGATATAATGGTGATAACCGTTTAGAATTTGGTATCTCTAAAGATTTAGTGGCTGATGCTTTAAGATCATTTGGTTTAAAAATATACCAAAACAATTTTAGTACCAATGATTTATATAATGCATTCACAGGATATAATATTGTCCCATCAGCTAGTTTTTCTTCAAGTATAGATGGAAATGTTTATGTTACTGGTTCATATATTGTTGAATACCCAGAAGAAGGATATTTCTTAGATGATGTTATTTATCACTTAGGTGATCCTACAGAATTAATTACTAATTATGTCACCGCATCTCAAGAGGCTTTATTTGAACCTATAGATGATGTTAATAAAGAAATTTATAAGCGTTTATATCATAATTTACCTTTATTACTAAAACAAAAAGGTACAGTAGCTGGTTTACGTAACTTGATAAATGTTTATGGTATTCCTGATACTATTTTAAAAATTAGTGAGTTTGGAGGTAGAGATAAAGATACTTCTACTTATGATTATTTTGATCAACAATATAATTATAAATTAGATATACCGCAAGGGAGTTATGTTGAGACAGTATGGGCA